TTAATAGCCGCAAGACCTACCATCTAATTTAGATGGTGACCAGCAAATAGAGATGGTAGGTCTTGCGGCTATTAATCCAGCTAATGGTTTATCCTCTGGCGCAGTAGAAACAGTAAGTGGTACACTGGTAAGGTCTAATGAACCTTCCTTAAATGCAACTGGATTTCTGTCTCCTGACTCAACAGCATTACAAACATTTCCTACAACTGCCATTAGAGCTACTTTGTCCACTGATACAGGTCCAATTAATGGTGATTCATACACCACTTTATCTTTTTTAAGAACAAAGTCAGGGACGTTTGTTGTAGATAATGGCAACGGCACAGATATTCGCTCTTTAGGGTATGGAGTTTCAGTTGGAGCAGATACTTACAGCGTCTTTAGATTGCTCTTCGATCAAGCTCAGACAAAAGCTGCCACGCATTCTTTGTTTGTGAGCTTCAGATTTACCTGGACGAGAGAACTAGCCTAATTTTTATTATTATAAGTATTTAACATTATGAACAACAGAACAGCACCGGGTGTGTACACCCAAATAATCGACAGGAGTTTTACAAATCCTGTCGATACGAATATCAGCGTAGGTTTAATTGGTGTTGCTGAAAAAGGACCGATTAATGTGCCAACGAGAGTTAATACAATTCAGGACTTTCAAAGGAATTTTGGAAGGTCACTTGGAACTGGATTTTATTTAGCAGACGCCGTGGCTGTTTTGTCAGAGCAGACTAACAATATTAATGTTGTCAGGGTTGGGTGTGATTATCAGTCTGTGGATAATACATCTGCTTCTGGAACACAAGGAGAGTATAGAGTTTATACCCCAAGAGCTGCTGAGTTAGATCCAGATAACGCGAACTTAGAAGCAGGTCAGGATCTTTACGTGAGAGTGCGACAGATAGGCAAGAAAACGACAGTAAATGCGCCTGTTGAAGCTGCTTTTCCAAACGCTAATCCTCCATATATTACTCTTCAAGAGCCTCCAACTCTTGATTCTGCGGATAGTTTTCCTTCTCTTGCAGACACATATACTGATGCAGATATCGACATTTCTACTTCTTCGGGGTGCTTGAATCCTGCCGAGTCCGTTTTGTACGGCTACGGCTATACGGCTGTTTCTGCTGCTGGAACAGTAACTGGGGTAAAAAATGATTATAAATTTTATATCACAGGGTCTAAAACGTCTGTGGAAGTTGGTGCCGTTTATAGAATTACGCAAAGTGGCAGAGCTACTACTAGCGAAATACGGGTAAAAGCAAGTAAAGATTCATTTGATACAAATAATGATCCTGTAACTCTTATTGAGATAGAGCCTGCTAATGTAACTGAAGTAGGCTACCAAGCACTTCCATTGCAGGATTCTTATTCAGCGGGTGTCCTTGAGAAAGTTAGCTCTCAGATTATATCTTTATATCTTCAAGCGAGTACACCTGGAACTTGGGCTAATGGTGCTGTTGATACTAAAGGTCTTTATGTGAAGGTAAGGCCTGGGGCCGCTCCTGGGTCAAAAAAACTTGAGGTGTATGAGAATAACGCTCTTGTAGAAACTTTTGATAATCTGTCTGATAGCATAACTTCTGATAATTATTACGAGACCAGAATAGGCTCAATAGGAAGTGAAAATGGTTTATCTTCTTATATTCGTGTGAGAGGTGGAACTACTCCATTTGCACATCCAGCTAATACTGTAAAAGCTTGGAATTCTAATTTGCTGTCTAGTCCAGGTGTAGGCCAAGGTCCAAAAGCTATGCCTTTCTTCAATATAAATGCTGGTGGAGCAGATGGTGAAGATGGATCATTCGATAAGGGTGCTAATGGTGCTGCTGCGGGTGATGCTGAGTTTATAGGGACAGTTGATTACACTGATGATTCACAAACGGGTATTAAGGCATTCTTGGATAGCGATAATATTCAGTTGGATGTTATTGCTGCTCCAATGGATAATATATCTGTTGGAATTCAGAGAGAACTTGATAGGGTTGCCAGAGAAATTAAAGCAATAGCTATCATAGACATTCCGTCTGGATTAAATGCAAGAGAAGCCGTTGATTGGCATAATGGAGAAGGCCTCTATGCCGGAAGAGGTAAAATTGATTCATTTACTACTGCATACTACTGGAATTGGTTTAGTATGGTTGATAGATACGTCACTAATCCAACTTCTAATAACATAAAGATAGTTCCTCCAAGTCTCGCGGCTTTAAGAGCTTTAGCCTTTACGTTTAATAATGAGAAACCTTGGTATGCTGCTGCGGGTGAAAAACGAGGTCTTGTGCCTGCTGCGCTGACTCTCCAGTTTCCTAAGTTTTTGACGGAAGATGTTCGTTCGAGCATGTATGGGAACGGAAATAGTGTTAATCCTATCCTTCTAAAGAACGGCACCATTCTGATTGACGGAGAAAGGACTGCTCAGAGAGCAGAAAGTAAATTAACTGCTATTCATAATGTGATTCTTGTCAATACCATATTAAAGAATTTGACAGTAATTAGTAGAAAATTCATATTTGATCCTCTTGATGACTTTTTATTAACCAATATAAATCTGGAAGTAACGAAGTTTTTGGAGAGTGTTAAAAATGGGAGAGGCGTTGAGGATTACAACGTAGTTATAGACGAAAGCAATAACACTGCTGATACCAGAAATAATAGGTCTGCCGTTGTAGATCTTTATATAATTCCGGTTGATTCTTTGGAAAGACTATACATTAACGCGATAGTTTATCAGTCTGGTGTTGATCTGCAAAGCATTGAAACTGTTTAATCTTTATGTCAAGAGTTAATTATAACAATACATGGGCGTCTCAGGGGTCTGATCTGGATCAGCAAAGGCAGGACTTATTCAAGTGTACAATAAGTTTACCTCAAGGTTTAAACCTTGATTGGACAGAAAATGTGGAATTTGCTGTTGATTCATGGCCATTCCCCTCGCGGAGTGTTGGTACTATCACTACAAAGTATCTTCAGCAAACAAATCATTCTCCCGGCGCAGATACGGCGACGAGTTCTATTAGTGTTGTATTGAAATACGCTATCAGCCAAAGAACATTAGAGGTACTAGAGAAATGGCATCATTTGGTTACAAATCCTAGAACGGGTGGAACTGGTCTCGCTTCTGCCATTAAGGGTAGGGGGTTATTCACATGGCTGGTGCCCAATATGGCTAGACAATTCGCTGATTTGAAGAAGGATGCTGAACCTAGCAGACTTACTCTAAAAGAAGGTATGGCTTACGTTATGGAAGGTGTTTTTCCGTTGGAGATAAAACCTTCTGACGGAGACATGAAAAGTGGTACTACACACACGATGTTAAATCTAACTCTTAGTGTTGACAGATATTATCCTAAGAGCTTAAATGAAATGGTCGTAAAAGTTTAATATGCCAAAAGGTATTGTATTTCTAGAATCAATCGTTGACTCGTCCGGTAAGAAGACGAGTTTTAACGATGCTGTAAGATATGGGTGGATATCTGGGGGTTTTAAGCTAAACTCATCCAATGAGGTTGTTTTAGGTAATAATCTGTTCCTCGATCAAGGTAGGCAGCTTGTTGCTTACTGCATGGGGAATAGGTCTCCTGCTTCTGACTACTCTATAAAAAAGTTTGGAGTTGGCACTGGAACGATGCCAGCTAATGTTGCTGATACATCTTTGAGAAGTCCTGTCCTTCTCAATTCTGGATTATATACTGGAAATATAAATGGTATCGACTTCATAGAACCATTTGTCATGAGAGTAGCATTCACTCTAGGGGTGAATGATGCCAATGGATATTTACTTACTGAGCTTGGGTTATTTAGCGGAAATGGAACTCTTGTGGCTAAAAGGGTATCTTCTGTTGGAATAAATAAAACGAGTGATTTTTCGCCTACGCTAGTGTGGAGGATTAGATTTTAATATGTTTTATACGCCTGACAGCAGTGAATCTGACAGCAGTGAACCGTCAGTTAATAGTGGACTAGCGAATGATATTATTCAAGGTAAGAAACGTTTGAGGCCTAAGCCTATTTCTACGGTTGAATCAAGCATCATAGATAGCATACTATTAATGCTACAGGACTTTGAGCCATCTAGCCATGTAGATACCATTGAGAGAAAGTTAAAAGAATTAAAATCTAGACTAACGTAATTTATGCAAGTAAGATTTCAAGACGATCAAATCATAGCAGAAGTTGAAGGAACAGCTTTTGAGACTGTAGTACCTCCTGGTACTAAAAACAGTATATTTTTTTCTAACAAGGGTATAAACACGATTGAGTTTAGGTTTCAGGAACACAATGGAACTACCTGGGTTGATATAGGATTAGCAGGCTCAGAATTTTATAATTCCCTTGTGAAGTGTGCTACAAAGCACGTTGTTGTAACTCCGAACTACAATAGGTTTAGAATGGTAGCCTCTGCTTCTGGGGGAAGCTACCTTGATTTTGTTATCGAGAGACACCTCGAAAGAATGTCAGGTGGTTTAGTTGGGTAAATTAAAACCCAAATATTTTTTGGTAATGTTCTGTTATTCCGTCTATCCCTATTTCGTCTAAGTCTTCCCTGTTAGCAAGTATGAACGGGGAAGGTTCAGGTAAATTAGGGATATCTCTATTAAGCAGTGTTAGGTCTAGGGACTCATAAAAAGAGTCAAGATTGGATTGCCCTGTAGATCTTATTTTCTCTGTAATTTTCTCTAGGCAGTAGTTAAATCCATCTTCCCTTGTAATATCCTCAAACAGCTTTTTACATTTCTTGTCTCCCCATTTTGGAATGCCTGGGATTTCGTCAACGGAGTCTCCTACTATTGCTAGATAAATAGGTAGCTGTATCGGTTTTTTTACACCATACTTCATCTCTATATTCTTGGATGTAGCGTATTGTTTTTTGTTAAGACAGTAGTAGTAAATATTTTTATCTTCGTCTACGAGTTGCTTTAAGTCTTTATCTCCAGACACAACTATAATCTCGTCACTTTTAGACTTAAACACCATTGATGCTATAACGTCATCAGCTTCATGTCTATCAGACACAACATTTACTGTGTTAAAAAGTATTTCGACTATCTTCTTATACGAAACCCTTGTGGCATAGAATGATTCCGGCTTTTTAACTCTTTTGGATTTTTTTCTTTTGTTTTCGCCTTCCCAACAGAAAGCAGTTTTCTTTGGAACTCCTGCCCCGTATTCTGACGTAAACAAAAGTGTAGCTGATTTTGTAGCTGCTGTTAGAACCATCTCAATTAGTTTTGGGTTATTAGCCGCTGATTCATTTGGAACTACTGCGTACCAGCACCTTGTAAATAGGCTACTACCATCTATTATTATTTCCATACTACATCTTATTTTTGTACTCTTCTCTTAATTTTAATAGCTGCCCGTTGCATTCTTCAAGTATATCTATCGCGTATTCTGGAACATCGTTTAGGTTGATAGCCATGCCCGATTCTGAGCATGCAAGGCCAAAAAGACGTATCCAATAGTTCTTGATAGAATCATAAGCAGCATCAACGAAAAAACTGGTCGTCTAACTTAACGTAGTGGTAGAACGTTGTGCCACAATCACTACAGAGATGTTCTATGTTTTGATTGTATCCAGGTTGTTTTTTAGTCGCACTCTCCTCTAGGAAAACTTGGGCAGAAACAGGCAGCTTAGTGAACCACGCATAAATTTCTTCAAACGTATCTGGTGCGCCCATATCTTCTGGAGTAGACCCAATTCTGACTATTGTGTTGAGGATAGTAATAATATCCAGACTTAATCCGAAATTAAGTTTAGCCCTTTCCCTTTCTTTGGCTTTCTTTACGAGTCCAAGGTTTATGTATCTTAGTTCTACTATGTCGTTCACGATTGGAAGTGTCACAGTGAAACTATTATTTACTTCTCCTGTGTCTAGCAGTTGAAGTTCATCTGGTAGTTTTATGCTTTCTTTTTCCTCTTTTTTACACACAGGGCATAAAGACGTATACCCTACGGTTCCCTCTTTTCTAAGTGATCTTGCTACCAAACTTATTGCTATTGCATCCCCTGTTAATACTTCTTCGACGTAATCTCTTGGAATGTTCGTTGTGTGCAGAATGATAATGTTAAAAATTTCGTCAATTTTCCTTTTTTTAGTAGCTTCTACCATTTTAGTATCTAGCGAATGATCCCAGGGTGACACCGTTATTGACCCATCTTTTGCTATGCCGTCTGGAAGATAGAATCCTTTAGACGGAAGTAGAAGATCAACTACTTCACTACTTAATCTAATTGAGTTTATGTTACTTTTGATTGCCATATTAATTAATAGAACAGGTTAAGATCCAAGAATATTTTTTGAAAGTATAGTTGGGATCTGTGGGTTTATAGTTGGTTGAGGAGGAACAATAGGAGGACCAGTAGGAGATCCATTATTCCCGTTAGAATGGCTATGACTACTAAGCCATACGAGAATAAGATTTATAAGGGATACAAGTTGATTTCCAAGAACATAGGGTTCGCTTGGAATTAATCCAAGTGATATATTTTCACTCTCTATAACTGACACAGGAGATTTTAGACTAAATAAAGATGCAGAATTAAGAGTCATTGTGTCAGATGCTAGGCCTATGTCAGTAGCTGCTACAACGTTAAATCCATAGGTTAAACTTTCAAAAGAATGGTCCTGAGCATAGGATATAAGTTGACTTCCAGCCTGTAGTATAATATCCTGGTTTGTGAGCAGCGTATATGTGTCAGTTGAATCTTCCACTGATATATGATTTCCCTTCGGTGATAAATACTCCATTTTCCCGTCTCTTACTATGCCACCACTCCCGTTATTTAGTGTTATTACATACCCGTTTGCAGTCGTTAAAATTATTGATCCTGAATTTACTTCTATAGTGTGTCCATACTTTGTGATAGCTGCTCTGTTTGGCTTTTTTGTCTCTTCTGAATATTTGTGGAGCTGGAATGCGTCTGCCTGAGGAATGGATTGATTTCCCCAGGTCCACACAGGATTTTCAGGTTGCCCATCTAACAGCCACACTAGAACCTGGTCTCCTGTTTCAGGTATCCAATCCATGCCCCCTGATATCGCTGTGCCTCCTGCCGGGGTTCCAGAGGGTAGGCACCACGGCAGGCTGTTTGTCGGAACGTAGCCGTTTCCAGGTGAATTTGACACCCCGTATACAGAGGGAACTCTTACCTTTAGTCTCCCCATTTTGTTAGGATCATCATTTTTTTCAACGATACCAATGTATGGGCCTGTGTTTGTCATAGTATTTAATATTGTATGGCTAGAGTGTTAAATAATGCTGTTAATCCTTGGAGTAGAATTGGTGGACTTGATATCCAAAGGGCTGATTTGTGGTTTTTAGATTTTACTAATGCTGTCTCTAACATTAATAAATACGCCTTGGAACATGTTAGTGATTTTAATAGAACTCCGCCTAGTATTTCAGACATAGAGCCTTTTTACGTAATTAGCTCATCCTTCCCTAGTAACAATGTAAAATCTGAGGCTGTGCCAAAGTTTAGTAATACCATAAGTAGGCCAAGCCATGATGACCCCCTAGACAGTATTCAGGTATCTTTTCACATGGGCACAAAAAACTCAAATAGTATTTTAGACCTATTGGAGGTGTGGAGAGCACTTGTTAGGGCTGGTAGATATGCTGAGGGAGAGTTGGGTATCACGCTTAACAGCCTTTACTCAGTAGATAGTGCTTTCAACATAGAGCTATATTTAGCATCAGGGTCATCACGGATAGTTAGCCAAGTTTTTAATAGTGTGTCAAGTAGCGGAGATACCAGAAATTTGAGTAATGCGTCAAAAGCCACAAATGCTAATAGGAATGTTGTAGTTAAAAGTGAGATTCCAGCACTAGAAGTTACTGCTCATTTTACGATTAAAGATGCTTGGCTATCAAAATTTAAGATTACTGACTTGAATTACACAGATTCAAGCAAAGAAGTTACTGTTGATGCTACTTTTTACGCATCTAACATCATAAGAAATACTGTATGAGTTTAAGTCTATTTAGAAGATCAATAAGATCACCCATCAGCTCAAAAGCTAGAATTGTAGGTTCCTTTGACCCTATGGTAAATAATGGGGTTGTACTGGAACTTGACAACGAGAGTGAGGTCATCGTGTCCCCAATTACAGGGAGGGTGTCCAACGTTCAAAAAGTTTCTCAGCCGTGGGGATATAATCTTGGATTGGAAAATAACGTAGCCGATAGAGTTGTTATAAATCATTCAGCGGGTAACCAAATTGTTATTGAAGGTCTTGTTGATTCTCTTGTTTCAGTTGGTAAGACAATTAGCAGGGGAGAGTTACTTGGTTTTGCCCAATCTTCTTATATAAGAATGTCTGTTCTTATAGATGGAAATTACGTAAATCCACTTAGGATAAATCAGTCTATGGTATCTCGCACAGTTCCCGGTGGAAGATCGCTAAGACCAGCACCTTTAATCATAGATAGAGATTATTCTACAGGTATAATCAGTGCTACTCAACACGGGGATAGATATTACGACTATACTTCTGGAGGGATAAGAAATTTCTCTATAAACGTAAGGGTTGGAAACTTAAAGTATTTTGAGGGAAAAGCCGCTTCTGGAATAACAAACACTGACTACTGGAATATACTTAATCCTGAAGAATTCACGATAACAAACAGGGTTAGTTGTGGAGGAAGTGGTAACTTGTACTCATCTCCACCAGCTATATATTTGAAAAATAGCTATGGACAAGATTCAACTGTTTATATAGCTAAGACTTCTGATCTAAGTGGGGACTTTTTTGAAGATAGAAATTCTTTATTCTCAAACTTATTTTCCAGTGGAATTGGGAGCGAGGGTGATACTGGAAGTTTTTCTATTAATCAGTTGATTGATGGTGACTATGAGTTTTACTTTTATGGTAATAAAAAATCAGGGTTATACTCAACGAATATAACCCTATCGGTTTACCCTTCTCCTCCTGATACCAAATTTACAGTTCCCACTGGAGTTAGTAGCTACGTGGAAGGGGATAACTACGTTAAATTTACTAGAAGCGTAGTCTATAAAAATATAATTAATTTTACCTATGTAGGCTATCTGTCAGC